GCTACGCTCAGATGCGTTTCAAAAATGTTTTCCTTGAGGTTATCCTCCAATGGATCCTCAAGGGAAGCGAAGAAACCATCGGGCTAGAAAAGATACCACGCCCCATCGTGGTCAGGTTGACCAGAACCATCAGATCCAACGACCTCCTTTAAGTCATTGGAACCTGAGGATCTTAGGAGTTCCCCCCTAAGATCCCTCTGGCCAACCCGAGCAGTTTGTTGGATCCCAAGAACCTCGCATAGAGGAGAACTAGGATAAAGTAGCCAACAGCCTTCAGACCTAATCAGTCTCAGGGTCGGGGACCCCTAACCGCCGTCTGCTCGCCCGTTGTTACGACTCTATTAAAGTCACTACCCTCCTAGCCTCCCATATGAGAGATAGAAAGTCCCCAGTGACTTCCTAAACTCACAGGGTTCACCTTCAGCTGTTGCTGGGTGCCCAAGGGTGCGCTACGGAATGGGGTAACACACACATCCCAAGGGTCTTACCCCGGACGGCACAGAGCGTCTTGGGCAAACCACCATCTCCTTGTATAGAGATGACTCCCTATACAAACCCGACTGGGATACCAGATTGTCGGAACAGGCCTGAGTATCGGTACCACTTCTTCAGAATACCCATTTGATCCTTTGGGATATTATCCCGTGGGGTCTTATGAATATTCCTTGGAAGGGGCAGCGATCCGAGCTCAGTTTCAATTTCTCGAAACTGAGCCCAAAGGTCCTCTAAGACACCCCAGTCAAGAGATGTCAAGACGACCTCCTCAAGTTTGGTTCGTAGGTCTCGTGCAGCAATATAGGAATCAAGGAACCGTTCTCTATACACTGTCTCATTCAGAGAATCGATAATGAACAACGGAGTTGTTCGCTCGATCCCGGGGTGGGAATCCTGACGCCCCCCTTCCACAGGGGACGGCAGTACCTCTACCCAGGCAGCTTTACTAGAACGGACTTGAGACATATAGTGCTCCCGGTCTCGTTTTACGGTCCCTAAGCGGTATGCCTCCTTTAACAAAGGTTGCATATCGTCTAGCTTTGACAAAATGAGTTGAATCTCATTTTGAAAGAATCGTAGAACGAGGCTTTCGACCCTGTCCATAAATTGATAACGCGATGACACCGATTTCATCGGTAGCCAAAACGCTAACCCTTTATAGGCAGGACCTGCGGGACCATAGTAAGCAAGGATATAGTTACGGAGCCGTTTAGGCATTAATACTAAACGCTGGGAAGCTGTTGCTTTTGCCTTGTATCCGTAACCCAGGACCGACATCGTCTGCCCTAGGGTTAAGGAATACTTCCGGACAAGCTCGATGAGGCCGGCAAAGGATTGCCGACCTACAACGAACTCCCGGAAAGAGATCGGAGAAACGTCCATTCCTTTATAGAATGTACGCTTCGCGAACTCCAAGGCAGAGCCTGAACCGGAGACCATAGACTTATGGTCACCGATTCCAACTCCCATACGTCGCATTAAAGCTGCGTACTCCTTGGCTACGGCCCGACTTGCTATAACTACATCATCTCCCAAGATGGCGTAGCCTGCGAACCAACCCGTTCCTAACCTCACCTTACCTGCCATGAAGGCAGACCACTGAACGAACGCATGATGGATGAATGCTAGCATAGCCCATGAACTCAGAGCACCCATTGGCTGGCCGGTACCATATACGAGGAAGCCCTCATCAGACAGTTTGAAAGAATATTTCTTTCCTTCAAAACTGCTTGAGTAGGTCTTCCCGCAATGGTATTTTCGACCAACCAATAGGGACCCCCATAATTCAGCCCCCCAACTTGTTAGGAAGGGGGCCAGAAGGGTTTTCTGTAGGACGATAGGTATCCGATCGGTTGCAGACGATAGATCGAATGAGTACAGGGAGACAGGAGATCGAGTTTTCAAGTCGATCTTCTGTTTCCAAGCAAACAGACGATAAATCGGCTGTACCTGATCGAAGGTACCGTCTTGCCGAATTAATGAGAGCAATTGAAACAGGGTACTATGAAGTCCCTGGAACAACCACTGAGTAAAAGGATCCACCATAGCAAACACCCGAAGCTTACCTGCAGGTTCCTCTTTGAAACCCAAGCGACCGAGATGGTTCGTCGCATCGAAGGGACACCCAGGAGAACCAGGAGCTAGAGGTAGGGAATCCTCCCATACCCATAGCCTCTGGCCCCACTGCTCTATCCTGTTAATGAGCCAGTTTGACCTGGTCATCTCACACCAATTCCTCAACAAAGGAAAAAGTGGAGAGACCATCCAAGCATGGGCACTAGCAAGAAGAGCAGCGGGCGATGTCGACTGGGCCCCTCCGGGCACGTTGCCACCCCGGATCGCTGGGGAACTTTTGGAAATCATAAAAGGTTTAGCTTTGAGACCCTTCATGAAATTTAATGGAGACCAATCCCCAAGTCTTACCTTACTCATCACAGACTTCCGGAATCTGGAGAGTGACAGTAAGAAATGGGTCTGTAGGAATTGACTAAATTCCCACAGCAATTGGGGTTCCATCGAGCTTCCGTCGGAGATACTCGATAGATTCGGTTTTAACTTACAATCTAACACTCAGTAGAGTGCGAAGATTGAAAGCCAAAAACGAATACACCAAGTATCTCCTGCACGAATCCGCTGGCGATGAATGGCCGGGATTATTGAAGGGCACCCACTGTGTGTTCGACCGACTCTTACTCCGTAAGGAGTAAGGTCGTGTAGTCTCTGACCACCAATATACTGTTGGAGAAGGGAGTAGCAAGCTTTTAAGTAGATAATTAAAAACTTGTTTCCTCCAAAACGTCTCAAACGGTATAAGGTGGCCAGTGTGGTAAGGAGAACTTTGACAACTGATAGGTTAACTCTTCGCCCCAGCAGAGACACCATACAAAGTAGTGGTGTCACTGCTGGCCGCCCAAGTTTTACCTTGAGCATGGCATTAAGAGACGCAAAAGAGCTTAGCAGTCGACTCCATGCTCGACTAGACACTCGTTTAGTTGAGTTTATGTTGAAGACAGTTAAGTTCTTTTGTTATTCATAGAATCGTCTCTTAAACTTCGGTTTCCCTGGATAGGGGCCGCAGCCAGCCTTGGAAGGCTTTGGAAGAGGTCCAATCAGGCTTATTTAGTCTAATCTCCTCAACACCACAAACCCCTTCTGGTTACCCAGAAATTCTTTGCGATGAAGAATCGACCTACTAAAGACCTGTCGTACGCAAACTGAGTGGAGTACTTTTCCTCCAAGGCTCAGGGGTGTCAGCCCTTATACCCTGGCGCCCTAAACGACTAAGGCTAGGTCATTCTCCCCCACTAAGTCTACGCACGTCCAATTTTACGTAGGGATCACTCCCCAGATGCGAGCCACTTGAGGCACTCCCATCTGAGAAGCGCCATCCGGCGAATTTTCAGATGAGCAGGGGATAACTCCC